GTTATGGGTGTTTAGTTGATGACACTAGTGACTATTATAAGAAGTAAGAAAGGGAAAACTAGCACTGGCAATACCTATAGCCAATTTTAGGTAGTCATTCCCTACCTAGAGGGTAGCCATCCCTAGACCAGCAGTTGTTGTACCTCCAGGGGAGTCTAATACTAGCAGTAGGCGGGAGTAAGGGTATCTACTCACTGTTGCTTTTAGAACCGCTTCCAGCTGCTTATCTGTCTCGTTGTAGAATCTACCTTCTATAGTTATAACAAGTTCTTTCACGTTGTGCTCTACTACGCGTATCTCGGCTGCATGGGCGGGGAGAGACCTAGCTATTAGTAGCAGGGCTCCCAACACTATTGCTGCTAACACAGAATTTAATTTCTTCATAATTTTGTATCTCTTTGATTTATATTAGTATACCAGCTCATGGCATATTGTGTAAACGGCATTTAAACGATTGTACCAACCCTTTAAGAACTTCTTATTGTTGTTAATATTACCTGTATCATTGTAAAAAGAACGCCTGGCAAGGAAGTAGTTGTGTAGTAACCATTCACTTGGTACCGCCTTAACCGCTGCTACTGTTTTAGAGCCTATGATACCATCTGCTTTTAAGGGTAGTAAACCTTGTAGCTTAAGAGCTGCACGATGCACACCGCTATTGACAGCCATATCCGCCACTATGATATCTATACCAGAAGGTAAGTCATCGCCTCTAACCTTATCCCAATACTCTTGTTTGTAGAGGGCTCTCACGTCTCCTATACGCATCCACTTCATATCCGCCGAGGAAGGCTTACGACCATATAAGGGTTCGAAGTATGCTGTATAAGTGGCTATAGTAATGCCGTAGTTGGTCTCTCCGCCGCTATCATCGGGGTCATTAACATAACCACCTTCAACAGACAAGATGACCTCCATAAACGACTCAAAGTTTTCTTTCATAATCTTTCCTAATAGTAAAAAGCCCCAACACCATAGAGGTATTAGGGCAATTCAATTAATGTTGAGTGTCAGCGTCTTCACTGTCCACTGCGGGTATAACTTCAACTATGTTAGCATCTTCGATAGTGACACCAGTAAGGTTGATCTGGAAAGGCTTCCTATCGGTAACCTCTGTCTCAATCTTCTCAGGCACATATCGATAACCATAACGTAATAAGTCATTCACTATCTTTTGTTTGTTGATTACTAGTGCAGCTAAAGCAGGAGCACTGTAGCGTCTTGGGTGGTCAGTATCCTCCATCTCATCAATAATCTGCTCTGTCTCAAAATAGAGATCTACCATCTTCTCCATTGGGTCGAAGTTTAATTCTTTTAGCCTATCAACTGAGTGCTTAGAGAATTGATTTTTAGAACCCCGAGGTCGTCCAGCACCTGCTCTCTTACCGCCATTCCTCTTTTCTGAGACAGGCTCGTTAGCGTTAGGGTCTACCGTAGTATCCTCCGCGCTAATGTTCGGGTCATCGTAATCGTTGCTCATGTTATTCCTTCTGTTCGGTTAAGGTGGACTCAGCTAACCAGTCAGCATTAATTGCTAACCAGTCGATACCGCTGTCATCACACGCATTTAGTTTAGCCTCTGCTCTTTGAGTGTTAAGTTCTTTGTTCACACGTTTGCGGTGTTTCTTTACACGTTTTGAAGTATTCATTCTTGTCTTAGACATAAGAGTTCTCCTGGGCAGTTAGTTGGTTTAGTTATTTACTCCGTGTCAAAGAAAAAGGTTTGGAAGAGACGTCCAGTAAACTTACACGTACCAAATCCAGGGCGTACACTTCTGTGATAGTAGTTGCCATTGTAGATTACCGCTCTATTAAAGAGGTTTCCTACTTCGGCTACCTTCTCCCAATCCTCGTCAACTGTCTGAACTTCATTGAAGTCAACAGCAGCATCAGGGGTATTTCGGAAGATACCAGTTTCTTTATGTCGATATAACGCTGTGCCGGAGTCAAGCGGAGCGTCAGGTGTCAGGTATACCACACATGCCCACTGAGTGGCATCGTAGTGTACCCAAGTCTTGTCGTCCTTCGTAGTATATTGGAATACACTATTATACTCTTCCGGCCAACGAGTTATTTTAAGGTTTAGCAACTTCTCGAAGTGAGACTTGAAACCATAGAACCAAGGGCCTAGTTCAATCTCTGTCCTTAAACCGGGATAGTTTCCGGCTACAGTGAAGTCCTTAGATAAGGCATGTGCACGTACTTCTTCAGCATTGTTATAGAAATCATCTATAACTAACAGATTAGACATATATTTTCCTTAGTATGTTTCAGAGATAGAATCAACGATGCCATGCTTAATACATTCTTCAGGGGTTAACCACTCATCTTGAGGGCTAAGTAAATGTTTACGAATGTACTTCTCTGACTTGCCAGTACACTTCTTATAGTGGTCAAGCATACGTTGAGAAGACATCTCGAACTCTTTCTGTATAGCATATAGTTCGTGTTCTTTACCACCGGAGCCCCAGCTGTACGTGTGACTCATTACAGAGGTATTCTGAGTCATAGAGCGTTTAGCACCTGCCATTAGGGTTAGTACACCACAAGAGGCTACACAACCCATACCTACTGTATGTACAGGTATCTTTGAGGTCTTCATAACATCAATCAAGTGCCATGCGCTATGCACAGAACCACCAGGAGAGTTAATAATTAGAGTAAGATACTCAGGACGTAACTTCTCAGGTAATAGGTTGTACTCCATAATACGTCCCACTAAAGGCATAATGTTTGTCTGATTGAACTCACGAGTAAGTAATAAGATACCGTGGTCTGCTAATAATTTTCCTGGCTGTTCGTAAACGATTGCTTCAGTAGTCATAGTATTATCCTCTATATATAGTTTTGTTGTCGATAGCGGTAGGGCCACCTATTATATCTACTGCGAAAGCATCAGAAGCGTCTGTAACGCCCTGTTCCTTTAAATCGGCAGCTTCTTTATCTCTCACTATCTCCGCTGTAAGACGCGCTTCTTCTTCACGTTTAACTTCTGCTATGGTAGCCTCTACAAGGTCAAAATAAAGAGCAGCACTATTCTGTACTTCCTCTTCGCTTATATCCTGTCCATCATATAGGACATCCTTCATAAAGCCGGACATCAATGTAATCGTTTTTTCTCTTAGTAAATCATTAGTCATTTAGTATCTCACTTGTTCTGTAGTTTCTGAAATCGTGTTAGCAAACCGCGAGCGAATGCGAAGCGGGCGTACCACATTGTTTGTACGTTTAAATACGAAAGCCACCCGGTTCTTTCCACCGATACGGCCTAGGTTGATTACATCTGTTACGAGACCAGTTATGTACGAGTCTGCCTTTTTACTGTGATGTAATGAAATGCGCCCATCTAAAAAATCGTGCATTTTGCGTTCGGACATGACCCACGGTGAAACCATATACATGCGGTTTCCTAGGTAGGTTACTTCTGAAGTTACTTTATGAGCGATTAACATTATATTTTCTTGTACGGTATCCATAATTTTTATCCTTTAGTCTAATAGGGGGCACTATCTGATATTCAGCTGATTTTAAACAAGGTCTAAATCAAAACTATCCAGTATAGCATTCTGAAGCGATTTAGCAGAGCTCGAAAGGGCACGACCCAGGCTTGAAGCTACGGAAACGTACTTACCTCCGTTAGCCTCTATCCTTACATAGTAGTACCCTTCTAAAGTACTTACCCATTCATTAAGCTCTGACAGTGTTTTACGTCTACTCCCCCAGTACTCAGAACAACTACGTAGGTTAACTATTCGGATTCCTTTAGTTATTTTGTAGACTGCGATAGTTTGGTCGCCTACCACAGTTGATATGTTCTTTAAAGATTTAGCTAGTTCAGAGGGATCAACTTTCTCAACAGCCCCGATTACACCTTTCTTACTATTGACTCTAAAGCTCGACATATCAATTCCTGCTGCATATAGTCCCTCCAAATCCTTAGCACCAAAGTTAAACTCCATAGTACCACCCTTGTTTTCTGCTGCCTCACTCTCATTCTGCACCCAACCAAGCGATGTTACAGGTTGATCCATCTGTACTTTAACTGTCCTATTACTCCAATCGTAAGAGTTGGGAGCTAAGTGTTTTATTTGCGAGTTAATTTTATTTTTGTATATAGATAGAGAAACCTCAAGACCATCAAGTTCGTTAAACTCACGTAAGAAAAACCTCAGACCTACCACCGCCTTTATCGTGTTTTGTAGGGTATTAAGCATCTCGCGCTTGACATGGTTAAAAGGTCCTAAAAGATTTACATCCTTTAGCATCCCTGAGCGACTTAGATTCATCCAACCATAGCTACTCGAAAATGCCCCATTCAGCGTCTTGTAGGCGGCAGTAATAAGGTCGTTTTCTTCTAGCAGCTGCACCTTTTCCTGTGTGAACAGCTCTTCTACGCGAACCTCTATCTGCCCTATACTACTCTTGTCATCCATTAGTTTTTCGTACTCACTAATTAACTCCTTTCTCTTAGCTAATTCTTCTTTTATAACAGCAATCAGCACAAGGCTTAAGCAGTACTTCCCGTCTACCTTATCAAAAAGAAAACTAGCCGCGTTTTCTGGATTATAGCGAAGTGGTACGCCTGCAGTCTTTAATACATCTTCAAAATCTCTCATCTTATCTCCTAAACTTTAATTTTAACTAAATCACCAAATGGTACTTCATACTCTTTACCTGAGCTACACCAGATAACTGGGAAGTCAGGGTGATTGACAGGGAAGTCATTACGCCCAACATACATATCTGAGAAGTAAATTAACTGGTCTACTTCTACTTTATGTTCCTCAATGTACTCAAACACAGGTACAAATGATGTACCTCCGCCACCTACTGCATCAAAGTCAGTAAAGTAATGGCCTTCATCATACTCCTTAACATCTGCTACCCTATAGTCAGAAGACATAAGGAATACTTTAGTTGGTTGAATTTCATTAATGATAGCATTGATTTCACCTACAAACAATACAAGTTCTTCTTGGCTTACAGAACCAGAGGTGTCCACTGCTATTACAATATTACCTGCTTTCTGTCCTGTCATTGTTGGTAGATACAGACCACTACCAATATGTCTGCGGTTAGGTCTTGAGAAAGAAAAGTCCTCAGGGTACCTCGACTTAACCAACCTTTGAAGTTGTTCAGCCCAGTGTATTTGAGCAGTTCGTATCTCTTTGATACGCTCCTTTAAACCACCAGGAAGCTTCCCTTTACCTCGCATCTCTTGTTGTGTAGCAGCACGGATAACCATATCATCTATCTTCTCAGAGGCTTCCCCTTCTTCGGAGGCAGTCTTAGCATTTCCTGGTTCTATGTGTTCTTCTGCATTCGCCATCTGCTCTTTTAGTTTATCCTTTTCTGACTCAGACATATCGTCAGTGCTTTCGGTCTTCTCATCCTTCTTAACCTGATCAAGGATACGATACACCTCTTGCCAAGCCATCCCTGTAAAGCGGCCATTCCTGTCAATCAAGGCTCCCTTTATAACAGAGAAACCCGCACCCTCCAGCTGCTCATTGATTACATAGTCCATAGCCACATTACATGCCTGTGGATCCTTACCTTTCCAAGGTTGACAATGCTTTAGAATAACGTGCATCACCTCGTGTGCTAATACAAAGCGCACTTCTTCTTCAGATATACCGTCTACGAACTCTGTACCCCAACGAATCTCTGACCCATTGGTGCACATAGTTGGTACAGATTTATCCTCAATCAACTTCAACTGCATTAGACAACTACCAAAGAATGGTTGGTTGAATGCCAAGTTAGTTACCGCTCGGCTTACTTTTAGTGCTGCATCCATTATTATTTATCCTTCAGTGAGTTTAATTTAAGTGTTAACTTGTTTAGATCCCTCTTCAGCTTACTTATCTCTGCTTTCTGCTCTGCTATCAACTCATCATCCATAGCGAGAACTTTGTAAAAGTAAGCTTCAGTCATTGGCATCCTAGTGTCCTTAGGGGTAGGAGGAGCCATCTCCTGCCACCCTGTTTTATCCGACATACATAGCCTCTTAAAGTAGTAAATCACGACCATCAGTTACAACCCAACCCGCAATGTTCTTATCTTTCTTAAGAGCAGGGTTACGAGACAATGTGTCTCTCATACAGAAAGCAGCAAACTCTTTGGACTGGAAACGCTTAATGAAGGTAACCAATGCCTTAGCTTCCGTTATGGAAACTTTGTGAGCAAGGTTAGAACATAGTGCATATAAAACATCCGGAGCAACTGGTATCTCAGTAGTTTCAGGGTTAGCAAATACATCTGCTGCTGAAGGTAGATCACGGTAGATACGTAAGTACCCGCTAAAGTCAGTTAAGGCTGCTTCACCTATCTGACCCCTAAGTGCTTGACGCTCACAATCACGGTCTAAACCAAGATTAATAATAGTATTGGCACGTTCCCAAGAGCGAGGAGACGGTGAAGCCATTACGTTTGGATCGAACTTTTGTAACCACTCAGGGCGGTCATTGATGAAACCTGTAATCTCCGGTGACAAACCTTTACCTAAGGCGTAGTTACGGAAACCTTCGTGGTCTGTTTCAATGTCTAAGTGGGTTAAACGGTCTTTTAAGTGAGATGGCATTTGGCTTGTGCCTGCTCTTGAGTTCATAGGGTTACCTGCTGCTACAATTGCTACATTGTCTGGTAAGACGTGTTCACCAATACGGCGCTCGTTAATAAGCTGAGCCATAACATTTTGGTTAGCCATTACTGCTTGTGGTAATTCATCTAAGAACAATAAAGTAGCTTTACAACCTTCTTGTGGAAGGAAGAAAGGACGAGCTCGGTTATAAGTTAAGCCATCCGCAGAAAGCTTAGGGAAACCACCTAACTCAGCATAGTCAAATTGTGCTACAATTACTGTCTCCACTACTAAGCCTAACTCGGCTGCTAAATCTTCTACCATAGTAGTCTTACCTTCACCTGGTAAAGACCATAACATAGGTACTAAGTAAGAAGCATTAGAAGCACCTTTTTTCAAAGAAAGATTGCTGTTGATCATTGCTTTTGTGATGTTTTTCGCTTGAGATAATTTCATATTTAATAGTCCTGTAGTTTGTTAAATTAAGTTAATTGATTAAAAAGAAATTAAGTAGATCAGTATTGCACTCTATCTATTTAAAATATAAAAAGCCCCAACAGACATTGCGTCTATAGGGGCGGTACTACTATCCTACCTTGCGGTAAGTGTATTATAAAAGCCAAAGATCATTGCGATTGTCATACAAAAATCTGTTGGTAGGAAGGTAAAATAACCAACCAATGCACCAGCAACTCCAGCTGCTATAGTATTTACAACATAACGATTTGAGGTTATGCTCTTCAGGAAGCTGCCGAGGCCTTTGCCTGCTTCTTTACGTGCTTCTGAATTGGCAAATTCTTTTGCTGTGGAGGTTGCTCTTGTTGCACTGTCTTTGATTGATTCGATTTTTATCATGTATTTCTCGTATATTGTATGTGGCCCATAGAACAGGGCCAGCGTTTTATGCACTAAATGTAAATGTTTCTATGTCTTCCCAGCCCCAATCATCTCCTATCATACCTTCTGCGTTGTATTCTGTAACGGTTGTTTCAAAGAAGTTATCATGTGATGTAGTGGCTATCAAAGGTTCAAGCCAGGGTAAAGGATTGTCCTTAACACCGTAGTTTGATTTAAGACCTAACTCAATAAGACGACGATCCGCTATAAACCTAATGTACAGCTTTACCTCTTCCTTAGTTAGCCCTTCTATTGGTCCCATCTCGTAAGCAAGGTTAATGACACTATCTTCTAACTTAACTGCTTCTCTCACCATATTGTAGATGTCTGCTTTAAACTCATCATTAACGATACGAGGGTGTTCGGCACAGAAAGTCTTAAACAGTTTTGTCATACCTTCACAATGTAGAGATTCATCCCTGATAGACCATTGTACTATCTCTCCCATACCCTTCATCTTACCGAATCGAGTATAGTTAATAAGCATAACGAAAGCAGAGAACAAGCTCATACCCTCACTGATAGCACTACGGGCAACACCTTTAGCTAAGCCTGCGTGGCTGTGGGTGTCTATGTTTGTCATAAAGTCTACTTTCTCTTTCATTTCTGAATATTCGAGGAAAGCAGTGAAGTCATCTTCAGGTAAACCTAAGGTGTCATTCAGTAAAGCGTAACTACGCTGGTGTGTAAATTCCCTATTCGCAAACGAGGTAAGCATAGAGCGTATCTCATTGTTCTTGAATTTAGGAATATAAAACTCCAAATAGTTAGTACCTACAGCAACATCACTTTGTGTGAATAACCGTAGAATCTGTGTAATGTGGTTTCGTTCTATATCTGTTAGCCTAGTTTTCCACTGAGTTACATCATCTTGTAACTTAGCTTCCCACTCACCCCAATGTAAGGTCTCGTGTACAACACTGTACTCTATGGCCCAAGGGTAACTAAATGGTTTGTAAGCTAACCCTGCTTCTAATACTGACATACTCTTCCTCGTTTATATTCTTCTAAGTAGAAGTTTCCGATATCCGGCGACATTAAGCCTGAAGTTACCGCATCATCTATAATTTCTTTTACCGTATAGTTTTGTAACATATTACGGTCGACTTTGTATAGGGCAGCCATTGCTGCTTCTACATCTTTAATACTATTATGTTCATATATCATTATGTTATCCTTGGCAATTTAGACAATCATCATCGTCTTCTTCGTCTGTTAGCTTAAACATTACTTCGTCAAGTACATTAAGGTGTGTGTCTAAGTCGGAGTATCCTCCTATGTATTGTCCATCAAGATAAATTTGAGGAACAGTATTAACTTCTTTTCTTCCAGTTACTTGAGCAGCAGTCTTACCTAACTCTTGTAGATTGACATACTCATAAGGTATCCCTTTTGTTTCCAATAATGCTTTTGCTTTATCACAGAAAGGGCAACCAGGTTTACCGTAGATTACATTAGTAGCATCATCCGCTAAAGCGTGTCGCTCTACTGATTCCCCTACTTTGTCGCCAGTACGACCCGCAGTTGTTCTTAGGTAATACAAACCTTTTAACTTCTTCTGCCAAGCAGTGTAGTGTACCATGTTTACTACCTTCTTAGTAGTTCCCGCAGGAAAGAAAACATTAACACTTTGTCCTTGGCATATAGAGGGTTGTCTATCCGCTGCGTGTTCAACAACCCAAAGCTGATCTAACTCAAAGCTGGTCTTAAACACTTTTCTGTGGTGGTCTGACATAAAGTCCAGATGCTGTACAGAACCATCCTTCTTCATAATAGAATCCCAGGTATCATCGTTGTCTTTACCGTAAGAAGCTAATACGGGTTTAAGATACTGGTTTTTAACAACATCCGCACCTGCTCTCGTACGATGTACAAAACAGTTAGATTTGAGAGGTTCTATAGACGCTGTAGCATTACATAGTATAGAGCTGTTAGCATTAGGAGCAATCGCAAACAAGTGAGTATTACGAACACCATAACCTTTGGCATCCGGGGCTTCTCCTCTTTCCAGTGCTAATACACGAGTCTGTTCTTTCCCTTGCTCTGCCATCTTCCTAAAGATAAATCTATTATAAGTACAAGCCTTTTCACTTTCCCAAGCAATGTTCTCTTTCATTAGTAAGCCGTGGAAACCCATAGCACCTATACCAATACTACGCTCGCGTTCAGCAGAGTACCGAGCTCGTTCCATAGCATCCGGTGCGTTTTCTATGAATACCTCTAACACATTATCTAAGAATGTCACCAGATCCGCAATCATCTTAGTGTCTGTCCACTCAGCGAAAAGCTCTAAGTTAACAGAAGATAGACAACATACAGCAGTACGGTCAGCGTTGGTCGCTAAATGTATCTCATTACACAAATTAGAGCCGTTAATACTTAAGCCTAAATCTTTCTGGTATTGAGGTAGCTGCTCATTAGCGGTATCAATGAAGTTTAGATAAGGACTACCTGTACGGAAACGAGCATCTAATATACGTTGCCATATGTCAAGCGCCTTTACAGTATCTACAACTATCCCTTTAGCTGGGCATATCAAGTCCCAATCTCCATCTACGCGTACTGCCTCCATAAAGGAATCAGAGAGATTAACCCCGTTAAACAAGTTGAAACACTTACGGTTGGTATCTCCTCCTGTTGGTAGTTTGAAGTTAATAAACTCTATGATTTCAGGATGCGAAACACCCAAGTAAGCAGCATAAGAGCCTTTACGAGTCTTACCTTGCTTATACGCTGTCATCTGTGAATCATTAACTTTCATCATAGGTAGTACGCCAGTAGACTTATCCGTAATACCTCTTACATCTTGCCAGTGTCCGCCTACCCCGCCACCTTTAACAGAAAGCCAAGCGGTCTCTGCGTGGTGATTTATTAATCCATCTACCGTGTCTGGTACATAGGTTAAGAAGCAGCTAATAGGTAAACCAGTTGGTTTCTTTCCTGGCTTAGCTGCGTTACTTAGTACTGGGGAAGAAAACATAAACCAACCCTTTGATACGTACTCGTAAATACGTTGAGCTAAGCCCAAGTCTCCTGCACAGTAAGCCACGGATGCTCTCGCAAACGACTCTTGTGGGCTTACTTCGCCTTCTTCTAAATAGAATTCTTTGAGAAGCTTAAGTGACTGCTCTGACAATCTTTCATCTCTTTTTAGTTCTACATCTATTCCGTACGCTTTTATCATTCTTTTTCCTCAAAGTATTTATATAAAGTAATTCCACTGCTGAGAATTAACTCAGTAGCTTTATTACCCTTGTAGTCTCTTTTGAAAACTATAGTTTTAATTCCTGCTTGTATTAGGGATAAAGCACAACTCATACAAGGGAACAAGGTACAGTATACCGTTGCTCCTTCCCCTGACTGAGTTGATTTGGCTAATTTAGCAATTGCATTTTGTTCGGCATGAACAACCGTGTCCAAGCAATGACCGCTACTACAGCGCATATCATTGTTTGAACCCGTTGCCGTACCATTGTAGCCATACGATAATATATTACGGTCTTTAGAGATCACAGCACCAACTTTGGTTTTATAATCGTGGCTTTCAAGGGCCGACCGTTCCGCAATATCCATCATAAAGGCTACTTCTTTTTCGTCACTACCACCCCAAGCAACATATACTACAGTAGGACCATCAGACTCAATTGCCTTCTGTATCACAAGTGGTAACCTACTGTCTTCTCTTCTGTAATCACTTCACCTAGAGTTAATTTCTTAAGCTCTATCTCGCTATTCAACAACTCACGTACTCTCTTTACCGTTAGCTTGGCTACATCAAACTGAGCAGCCTCTTTAACAGCGCGAAAATCGCCAGGAGTCAAGTAAGGTATGAAACCTAGCTTACTACGCTTCAGTTTAGGGAAGTATAATTGGAAAGCTGTTTCAATTTGATCTTCCTCAAGGAATTCAAACTTAACCTTTAAGAACAAGCGGCGAAGTACTGCGGGGTCCAAACCATCCATGAAGTTTGATGTGGCTAGGAAGATACCTTTAAATTCATCCAACTCAGTTAATAGTTGATTAACAAAGGTTTTCTGGTAGTTCTTATCCGCATTCTTACGATTACCCGCAATTGAATCTAACTCATCAATCAACAAGATAGCTCCTTCCGCTTCAGCTTCAGCAAACGCTTCAGACAGCTGCTTCTCACCCTCACCAACATACATACTCTGTAGCTCCGCGTAGGTCTTCTTGAGAACAGGGCGGCCTAATTGGTCACCAATGTAATCAGCTAACATAGATTTACCTGAGCCTGGCACACCGTAGAACAAACCCGTTACTAGAGAAGGTCGTTCATCTTCTGGCTTAGATAACACACCTTTGATCTGTTCAACTAGTTCTTGAGCAGGGCGGTCAATGTTAACTAAAGACAAATCGTACTGTTTAAACTCTTTCTTATTAGAAAATTTAGCATGTATAGCAGTCATGTCCACCTTTATATCCTTGCCAAATAGTAAAGAGTCAGGTGTAACACAAATACCCTCCGCCTTGTTAGCAAGTTCATTTAGTGCTGCAATCTGAGATGCCATGTACTTAGTTTCAGTCACAGAGAACTGGATAGGTTCAACGTGCAGAGCAACTCCTGGCAGGTTTACACCTGTAAATGTTACCGTTACGGCCTTACCTTCTGCCCAATCTCTCTCGGTTGCTGCGTCTTCTGCTGAAGCGATACCTGATAACAGGTCAGCTATAAAAGACACGTTGTCAGTCTGCTCACTATCCGCTGCACCTGCCAAGCCTTTGAGGTATGTGCTGTAGTTACCTAGTTCTTTAGCAAACCAACCAGACAGTGCGTTAGTTCTATTCATGTAGGAGTAGCTCTTACTATCTTCTAAACAAGCCTCCGCATTTTTCTTGCGCTTACTGTATATACCGTAAGTTTCAGCCACACCCCCTGAGGAGTTACGTAACATACCATGTCGTTGTATCATCAAGCTTTTAATCCAAGCACCGTTTAAAAAGTCTTGTACTAGTTTTGTCGCATCATTTGTAGGCATAATTGCTCCAGTTGCTTTGCTATTACATGTAAGGAAATCGGCATCTTGCATATCTTGGGCTAACCCGCGAACATGCGTAACCAATGAGCTTACGGTTTTATGCGCTTTCTTATCCAGCTTAGATAACTCAGTATAGTTAAGGCTATCTTCTAGCGCATCGTAACACGCAAATAACATATCCGTAGTTATTTCACAGTTCATCATTGGTTCTAGTATTTCTTCAGGGAAAGCTTCCTTAGCTTCCTCCATATAAAGATCCTTCAAAAGGTCGTAAGCAGCTTGCAATTTCCCTTTTCTAAGGTCAACTGTGGTATAAGTGTAGCATAAGGCAACGTATAAAGCGCCTAGGTCTTTTACAATGTTATCATTACTCATAGTTTCTTCCTTATAATTGAGGTTCTTCATCAAATTCGTGATTTATGTATTCTAATCTGCCTGTGTCCGTATTATACAAAGCGCCACCTGCATCGCCTGTTCTCCCAGTAAAACGAGACTTTAACACTCTCACTTTAATCGTGTTGCGTTCTATCAATGATGTAGCAATCATGTTTCTAGCAAATGCAATTATCTGGAAGCTAATTTGTTTGATAGAGCCAGAACCCTTTATATCATCCATAGATGGTAGTTTTCCTTCTTCAAAGGATTTACCTTGTAACCCTGTCTTACGTAAATGCGAGATTACCCCAAACCAGACATTGTGTTTCTTAGCGGTTTTTAGTATATCCGACATAACTTTATCGGTAGCGGCGTTAGTGTCGCCAGCATCAGACTCTGATACCGCAATAGTTAAATGGTCAAGTATCAGGTACTTACAACCCATTAGGCATAAGGTCTCTACTTTATCCATTAAAGAGTCATCTGATACGGAGCCTTGGTGGTCAAGTAGCTTTACCCTCTTGTCCCCAAACACTTCCTCGAAGGCAGCTTTCTCCTCCTCCAGAGTAACTTCGCAGTCCGTTAAGTTCTTCTTCAGGTGCATCCCTATGAACTTCTCCACCGTGTCGCCCGGACTCTCTTCCAACGAGATAATACCAATAGAGTCTTCGGTTGTTTCTTTTAGAGATAGTATTATTTCCTTAATTATTGTGGACTTACCGGAGCCTGTGCCAGAGGTGAATAAGTCTACCTCACCAAACCTCATACCTTTTGTTTTTTCATTTACGCCTGCCAAACAAAGAGGGTAAGGGATCGACTCAGTAGCTTGTCTCTCTAAGAACTTATCCCAGAGGTCATTACCTTGTAAGATACCCACAGGAGACCACGGTTGTGCATCCCAGATGGCCTCAATGATACTCATGTGTCCATACTTAATTAGAGAATCATTAGCATCTTTGGTCTTTAGCTTAGCGATACGTGCTTTGTCTACTCCGATAATCTTACAGGCTTCAGCTTGCGCTTTCTGCCCTGCTTCATCATTATCGAGCATCAACACTACTTCGTCAAATCTACGTACCCAGTCTCTTTGCTCCAGTAGTTGTTTCAAACCACTTGCGCTAGGTATAGATACTACGGGGTATATCTTTCCGTTATGGCGTTGATGGTAAGCATACGCTACAGAAAGAGCATCAAGCTCTCCTTCTACTATAATTAATCGCTTACCACCGTTGAACAACTGTTGTCCGAATAGACCCTCAATGGTACCTATAGAACGAAATTCTTTAGGTAGTTTACGAATTTTATAACCTACTGTTCTGTCTACACCATAAGGGTAGTAGTGTTCAGTAATGTTACCGTGTTGGTCTTGTCCTGCTTTCACACCGAAGAAGTCGGCGATAGCTTTAGGTATATTACGCTCTTTGAATCCCCTAACCGGGTAATCCGCAATAGCATCAATGTTCACTGTCTTAGTAAACACGTCTTTTACAAATGCTGTCTGCTCTGGCAATCTCTGTACTCCTTTCTTTTCCCATTGGTATGATTTCTCACACACAAAACATTTACCCCAGCCGTCATCATACGCACCGTAGCCATCGCTGGAGCCACACTTCTCGCAAGGTTGGTGCCCTACGAAATTAGCCTTAATCCGTTGTTTTGCCATAGTTTACTTTCCTCTTAGGTAGCAGTACCATGCTCATCCAAGTAGTTGTTGCGACACCTGCAAGAAACATTTCAGTAGGGTCTAAGGGTATTTCTGTCATTAGACTATTTAGCACTGTAATGACAGTGTAACCCATCGCAACCAATACAAATAAAACAAATATTAATCTAAGTAATAACATTTTCTTTTCTCCTAGTACGAATTAATCTTTGCGCTTTAGCAAAGGAACTTAACATAGTATCGTGCTGCTCAAAGTCCAACTTTGGAATGAATCTAATAGCAGCTACTTGGTTGTTGTACCACCTACGCTCCCCGTCTCCATCACGGTCTGTGATAGATTGCAAAGCCATTTGTAGCCATGCTTCAGTGTAGTTACACCAAGCACGAGTTTTAAACATCCCTAACATAATGAACTCTAGCTCATCACCTTTTACCGCATCCGCTTTTACGTGTACAGAGGAAGTAGCATAACTTCTCCACAGGGCTTTACCTGTTTTAATATGAGTGTTCTTCTTATAAGACCACACTTGCTTCTTACCTATGTAGAACTTGTTACGGGTTTTATTGACAACTAAATACACAAAACCAAAGCAATCAGCAAGATTAACGTCATCTCCTTTGTATTTCCAGTGACCTAAGTCAGTTTTCAAGTGTTCCTTTTTCGCTATAAATTTAGAACTCATCACCCGCTTCCTCTTCCTGTTTAAGTTGGGTAGGGGTAGCACCATCTATAGTAAACCAATCATCTCTCGTTCGTAGGATGTGGATCAAAACTCCATTGTGCATAACCTCTGTTTCCCAAGTGTCTCCGTATACTTCATAGTATTTGTCTACTACTCTCTGGCATCTCTCTTCATGGGTGGTAGCACCTTCTAGTATACCCGCAGCCTTCTTAGGCCCGATACCTTTGATACCTCTTATGTTATCTACGCTGTCACCAGTGAGTACCTGTGTCCAGTAATGTGTATTCGCTGTTTCTTCATCTACATGAATCAGCTTGTCATGGTGTATTAAATAGTGGTGACTGACAATACACTGTAAATCTTTATCCACAGTTGCAATAACTGTAATGTTACCTTTTGCAGCTTCTTCTTCATGCCAAATACGTACGAGGTCATCCGCCTCCATACCTTCTGCTACTGTCACTAAGCCCTTCTTTACTAGTAAATCTCTCAGCTTAAAAAAGAAAGGATTGTTTGCCTTAGCTTTAATTCGACCAGGAGTGTTTTTATAGTCTGCAAAGAAATCCTTGCGGTAGTTAGTTGCGCTGTACACTGCTATCTTAATCTCATCACAGAATGTAGTGTTCTTAATGTCCTGTAGCCGTTCCTCCCAGGTTTCAAGGGCTTGTTTAAGTGATTTTTTGTTGTAAGCTGCCCGAAACATGAGGGGGTCAGCATCTAATAATAGAACTATTGCCATATTATCTATTCCTCTAATGCAACGTTTATGGCCCTGTTCATGAAGCTAATAATAACTTCTAGGTACTCCGCTTCATCCATTTCGTAATTTTTTAATGCTACAGCAGCACCTACTAAATGTGCTTTCTCATATTCTGTCAATTCTATGTAGTTCTTAGTAACAAATTTCATTTCATTTTCTCCGTTTAATTAACTACCGTAGCCAAGATATATAGGGTCGAGACCATATGATAAAAAGTAGTCTTCTACTTTAGAATCCATTTGCTCTTCCCACAGGTCACAAGCTTCATCAAAGAGATCCACATTCTTAAAGTATTCTTCCTCAGGGTACTCCCCTGCTACCTCTTCAAATGTTGAGCTTTCCGTATTGTAATCTTCGTTTTTCACTGTGAGGTATCCTAAGAAATCCTGGGCTCTATCGCAGAACATTATATCTACTTTAAGACCAGGGTTAGCCGCACACAACCTCCCTACAAACCCAGTAGGAGGTCCCCAAGCAGTGTCAAATATATGGCTGTAAACCCCGTGAGATTCTTCTTCTAAGGTGTCAGGTACTCCTTCTTCCTCTTCACCAGCAAAGGTAGGAACAGCTATATCCCACTTAGTACCCCACTCTTCCGAATTACAACTGGAAGGGTCGGTTTTCGGTATTAAATAACTAAAGAAACCATCATCCATCTCCTCCTCTGCTATCTTGATACCCATCTTAAGCAATACTAACTTCTTAGCAAAGTCTGTACTACGGGCATCGGTTATGTCGTAGACTATCTTGTTGGCGCACCAATTAGGCATTTTGTACCCCTGTGTATATTGCATATATATCTTCTTTCTCCGTGTAAACACGATAACCTTGTCTTTCGAGCAAGGCCGTCAACGCGAGGTCATCAATGTGCTTATGTTCTACTTTAATGAACGTAGGTTTAACTTGCCAAGAGTAAGCTTGTAGTATGGTCAACTCGTGACCCTCCGTGTCCATCTTCAGGTAGTCTAATTTACCGTGATTAAGGAAAGCGTAATGTTTGTTCATTAAGCTGTCCAAGGACATACAGGGTACTTGTTGTATCTTGTTATATAACAAGTTAGCATTATTACCTAAAGTATACAAACAAGTACCTGTGTGGTTTGGATTAACTACCGTTCCTACTCCGCGAGACCAATCATCATTAGCCTCCTTAGTAGTAGCAAAATCAATGAAACCGTTGTAGTCTGTTATTGCGACTTGCTCTGTCCGAATGTTGTAATCCGTTTTTAAACTGGTTAGAACAGATTCCATCAGGTGAGGGGTAGGCTCACACATAACCCCTTTCCATTTTCCCGAATTAGCGAAATCAGCACAAGTGTCAAAATCACAAGTACCAATCTCTACAAATGTTTTATAGTCTGGCATTAGCCTTTCCCCTGTAAGGTTATAATCGTGGCTCTCATCTCTGCTCTGACAACAGCAGGGTTCCCTCCTTCTATAAAGTAAACCATATGGCGCTGCAGGGAAGCCCTTAATACTGCCATAGCTCTCTCACGTTTAGCAGAGGTGGTATGTCTCTTCTTATGCGCATCGCAATAATCCTGGATTAACTTATATGAACTTGCCCTAGAGCACTCCATTATTCGTCCCCCGTCATTATTTCCATCAGTAGCTGTTCAATTTTCTTTTCCATGTTGGTTACAGAGTACACAGGGGTATCTCCACTTAGATAGAACCCCACATGTGCCATTAAGGCACCAAGTACCATGGCGTTACCAGACGAGTGGCCGTAACGCTGCCTGTATGCCTCTACGTAATCGTTGACTAACTTATTTGCATCCAATATATCTTTAGACATAATTTTCTCCATTCTAGTGAGTGTCAAACCAATTGTTACCTATCATACTTTCACCATCCATACAAACCACACCGTACCATTTAGGAGCCTCTCTAAATGCTTCTTTCATAATAGCAGCAGCGCGTTCCGCATCTTTTTCAGCTACAGCCCATTGCATCTCATCATGGTAAAAGATTAAAGGACGAGCATCAATGTTTTCTTCTTTAAACTTATCCATCGTATAGGCTACAGCAGCTTTACAGGTAATACCTTCAGCAGACTGCAACAAGTAGTTCAAAGCTTTATGTCCTGAATCCAGGTATACACGTCTACCGTCAAGGGCAGGTATACTTGCTCTTCTTTCTCTTGACTCAGATATCTTAACAATCTCCATCAAGCGATCAATCAAGCGTTTTAAACCAGGCGTACCGTCTACAAAGCTTTTCTTGGCTTTCTTACCTATAGAAGAATCTCGCTTACCTGTAAGTATTAAACCAAGCTTCTCTAAGCCGCCTCCAAACAAGAAAGCGTATAAGAAAGGTTTTGCATTACCACGAGTACAAGGGAACACTTGTGAAAGAGTATCCGCATTACGTTGGTGTACATCTCCGTCTATTACTTCTCTCGTAAACTCATCGTTTTTAAGGTAATGACATAGAGCTCTCATCTGGTTACCGCTTGAATCAGAGCCAACTACTTTGTAGCCCTTCTCACAACCAAACAAAGAGCGCATCTCTGTTCCCCAAGTAGCTTTTGGTGAGGGTACATTAACAACAATCTTATGTCTAGATCGACCAGTAGGGGTAGCTATGGTAAACATATCACCTCTCAGACGACCATCAGGGTCTGTGTGAGTAATCCAGCCTTGTATGATACCTAGTCTGCTGCGGGTAGTATAGAACCTGTTGATTAACTCTCCAGTTTCTCCTAATGCATTTAGTGATTCATCACAGAGCTTAGGGGACTTCTTTCTAAACTCCCGACCAACACGTTCCCAGTTCCAATCCAGTGGTTCCCACCCGATACTGTACAGGTACTCCTTAACATAATCCATAGAGCCTAAATCAGGGTCTAAGAATTTAACTCTCTGATAAGGACCATCTAGAGGTTTAGAGGTTTTACCAAGTTCTTGGTCTATTTCAAAGTGGTGTATAGTACGAGCCATGTAAGCCCCGTCTTTACGGTACTCGGGTAAACGGGGTTCAGCATCTAATATCTTCACCCTTACTTTCATCTTAGGTTCAACTGTGTTTCTAATCTTTTCAAGTTCCTCTTTCATTTTCTGTTCTAAATCCAAAGCAGACACCATATCAAACTGCCAACCACCTTCTACACACTGTGCTTGGAATTCAGAAAGCTGATGTTCAACCCTTAGACTTTTCTTCATGTATTCAGGATTCTTAGAGCGTGAGAGTGCCTCTGTTAGCTCTCTTGCTAATAGACGGTACACCTTTACGTTAATACGAACATCTTCACGACAACGATGTACCATTTCTTCACTAAAGTTTAACCAATCAGTATGTTCTGGTTTTTTAACTCCTAAGTACTCACCCCATACAGCAAGATTATGCTTTCCATCAAAGCGATTATAATCCAGTATTTGAGACATCAATAAAGTGTCCCTTACAACAGTGGTTGCCTTTGGTATCCACTTACATATCTTTTTTAGCACAGGTAAATCATACTGTATCTGGTTGTGAGCGATTAGCTCTTTTGCCTTATTAAACAAAACCTTAAAGTCCAGAAAAGGTCTCACTATAAGTTTTGCGGCGTGATTAGTTTTCAATTCAGTGTAATCACAAAACACATACTCCATATCTGTTACAATATCATTGGCTACTACCATCCAAACCGTATCTACGGGATCGCTCTTCTTATTGCCTCGAAGTAACCCGTTCGATTCAATGTCATATACTAGTTTCATCCGAAACCAACCTGAGAAACAGCTGTCCTCCAAGTGGAGGTCTTCTCAACTTCTCTGACTAAAACACGTTTTGTTTTGTCATCAATCTCAAATGTTGGGAACCTCTTAACTATCTTATTTACATAACGGTTGTTGAATTTGTCAGGGGGATGGAACTCAAATCTAATTTCTTTATCAACTACTGAATCGAGAAAGGGTTTAGAATAAACAGGTCCGTATTCCGCTGTCTGCCACGTCATACTTAGCGAACAACAAAATACTTCATTGATGTACGTAAGCGGATCCATCTTTAACACAATAATTTGCATAGGGTGGTTACTGTAGTTCCCAGAGAGACTAGCTACCGTACCCTCATATACTGAGTGTATTGCACCACCCGCGTAGCCACCACTCATAGCGTCCTCAGGTTCCATTTGCTTAAAATCGCTTAAACCACTAATACCTTCCAACATAGCTACCATGAACGTTTCATACTCAAAGCCTTCTTGTTCCTGTATATAAAAATCGAAGTCCTGTCCAGGGTTCTCAAAATAGTGGTCTCTGAGCATTCCTCCTGCTAGGTACGCGGTTTGTCTAAACGTAGAAGATAATCGTTTTAGCGTTTCACTTCCTATATGCTTCTGTTCGTTTATACGTGGTGTATCTTTACTTACGAATTCAGAATAAATTGACATATTAATCATTCCCCTCACAATCTACTTTACCTGTTTGTTTAAATTTAACTAGGCAGTTGATATACCAACGAGCCTTACGGTACTCTTGTTCTACATCATCTTTCTTACCTGTCCGGAACAAGTACTTATAGATCTGACCTAAGAGATGAGCTTCTACCCCTTTTTTGTCAGCTAACATATGCTCCATCATTTCCATATACTGCCAGCCAGGAACTACATCGTTGTAATGTGATCCGCTTACTGCTTCAGTTATGGCATCAGGAGGGCAGCTACCTAACCCATAAGGGTTATACATGCGCCCGGTGTTAGTTGTGTCTATCTCTGAGCTGCCACAGATATCACTCATTTTCGAGAGGTATGCTTCAACCTCTTCTTGTTGTTTCAGGTCTGCTTCATCTATCTCTTCAGGATACAAACTTACTCTGGTCATCATACCTATCGCTTGTTGCTCACGGAAAGCCTCTTCTTCACAACTGCCGTGAGGGGGTCTTCCTATAGCCTCCTCAAACTGTATCAAATCCACACCCGCAACAATCGCACAATGCTCCATATATACCACATCTTCAAAAGAGTAGGTGTTACAATGGGTTAACGCTTGAACCGCGAGAGAAGGTGTGAACTCGTTTATGTCTGCTATTTTTAAATTTACTTTATTGACCATAATATTCTCCAATATATTTAGTTTATCTTTAGTATTTACTATCTTTTTCTGTTCTTTCAAAAATAACGTCTCCGTTCTTCGCAATACACTCATCCTCATAAGGTCCCACATATCTACGATAGAATTCAAGGTTAGCACCATTGAGAGCACCCATAACATCATTCATAGTTTGGTAGCGGTAATCGTTATTCGACATATAGCCTTTAATAACTAACGCGATTAAGTACTGGATTTCTCCTGCACTTTCTGCTGCGTGTCTCTTAAGTACGTGTTCTACATATTCAAAGCTCTCACGGTCAACCTGTGCAATGTATGGCATATTGTATTCTCCTATAGTGTTGGTTTAATTGTATCTCTAGTCATCATACTCGTATTCCTTATGTCTTATTCTGATAGCCAAGTACTCACTCGCTGGCCCTGGAACCCTAAGGTGTAGAAATTCCTTACCTCTCCATAGTATTGCTACAACATTTCTTCCCCCAGGGTACCCTTGGTATCCAAAAGCTTTACCGAATAAGAACCATACCCTCCAAAAGCGAAAGATATTACCTATCACAAACCTTCGTTGCCATGAGAGTTAGTAAAGTTCACTACAAAGACATCCTCTATTACTGTACCTTTGGCTCTATTATCCAAGTTCTCAACGTAAGGGATATCCACTCTTTTCCATGGGGCATATTTTACATGTTTAACGTGACTCTCATACAGAGTGAAGTACTTATACATAACGTGTTCCTCTCTATTTCCTTAATAGTTTACTCATTACAAGGACATCCTTGCCTTCATCCGACATGTAAAATATGTCTTGTACTATTCTCTCAACCTCATATTCATCTATCAAAGCCAGTACCTCGGGAGGCATTTCGCCGTTTGCTATACTGTCCGCTACTGTATCATTGGAATGTTCACAGTGCTCCAGACACCACGTTATCTCATCTGCTATTTGCTCAATATTATACAGCTTTATATCCAATATAGCGTTGTAGCCACCGCAAAGCGACTTGCTAAGTACAAAAGCACCCTCGGTGTCCTGTCTAACTTCGTAGTGAATTTCTGAATCGTAATCACAACTCCAAGAGAAAACAAAGGTCAGCTTAAGTAGAGCTTGGCATCTGCTATACTCCTCTACCTGAACCCTGCTGTGAGCTGCTAAAAGATTGTCTATTATATTTGACACAGTTAACCCCTAATAGTAAGAACGGACCGCTTCGATTGCTTCCTCAAATGAGAAATGTTTCTCTGTGTACATCGATTCATAAAAGGGATGAATGAAATCTTCTTTATCAGCCACTAATATAATTATCTTGTTCTTAGTATGGGCAAACATAAGCTCCATACTGGTACCTGTGCCTCTACCGGAAACACGTCTAACATCTGCCAGTACTACTCTACTATTTGCGATGTCTTGCATATCTTGCTTAAAGATACGTTGACAGGTGTTTCTGGACTTAGCTTCATCCTGCAAGTCTGCTATCTGGTCGTGGAAGGACACCCGTCTTGTAGGGTCTAATACTGGTATATTGCTGGCTCCCAACTGTTCGCTAACCTTATCCCTCCATCCCGTCATATGCTCTTTAGAACAATCTTCCATTGGACCTGCAACATATGTAAAGCCTTTTGTTTCTAAGTTATCCATAAGTATCCTTAATATTTTAATGGCAGAAAGGATAATCCCTCTCTGCCGTTGTTTCTAACTACTATTGGATTACCAATCAGAGTCGTCTGTGTTTGTGTCAACTGGTACTACTACTTCAGTTTCACCTTCTACATCGAAGGAGAGAGTGTTGCCACCTTTGTACTCTACAAGTTTAATCACCTGTACTGCTTTTAACGAGAAACCGATACCATCTACACCGTTCATTGTATAAGGATAAGTATCAATTTGAACGTGGCCTTCAGAGCCGTTACCTAGCGTTGCGCCATCAATAGGCATCAACTGACCATCTACAACTTTAACAGGGTCACGAGGGTCACCTTTGTTAGTAAATGCTTTACGTTTAAGGTTAACTTGGTAGAATGTACCATAGTTATCTTCTTTTAATGTTGCGTTCATACCTTGGTCTTTCCAGCCTTTAGCTTCGGCTTTATCACGAGTACGAATCTGTAGTTCCCAATGTGGATATGGAGCGTTGAAAGGGTTTACAGGTTGGTCAAGTTTAGCCCAGAAAAAGTTTGCGTTGCGAATTAAGATTGAAGCCATGTGTATTTATTCCTTTGGATTTAATTTAAGTTATTTAGCTACATTATTGTAGAAATAAGTTGGATTTTTAAGAGAAAGCAAATTCTGAATTTAGAATTGATTTCAGGTTTAGATTTCCACGTTCAGGCAGAAGATGTAAAGCATTACACTGAGTAAGCAATTGCACCAATGGGTCTGATTCGTAGAAGCGTACAAATTCCTCACGGGTTATCCGGAAGAGGTCCTCCATGTTACCAGGGTGACTGCCGAAGCTGTCGTGTACCGTAGTTACAATAAAGGGTGATTCATTCACTATCAATGTCAAGTGTGCGGCATCAAAGGAATGAATAATGTTTGGTGAAGCTCCACGTTTTTGGCCTTGCTTATTTAACGTGTTGAGTTCATCGGGTTGGATAGTTATACGTATACGCTTCCTCTTACAGAAGTTTAAACGGGGTCTATCCTCTTTAGTGTTGTAATACTGTTGTAGAACCTTGAAGTTGGTTATAGGTACTGTCCAACCTAAGTGTTCTTTTCTAGTGTTAAACTCAGTTGCTAATGTCTCAAATAAATTAAGAAGTATAGCGGGTCCTTTCAATTCCTTAAGCATAACAGACATTACTAAATCTGCGAAAGGGTTTGTCCAGTAGGGTTTATCTTTGAACTTAAGTGGCTCTGAGAGTGTCTGTGTATCCTCAAATATCTGATTTCTAACACCAGATATAGTAGCGCCATAACCAAGAGTCATTACGGGTCTCTTGATAGTCTTACGTTGTAGTTTCTTATCCTCAAGGTACATATGCCAGAAGGGTACAGCAATGTCCACAATCAAGTGTTTATTGTCTGCTCTCCAGGTGTCAAGTCTCTCTCGGAAGTCTTTAAGTTCAGGGGTACCGCCTCTAAGGGTTTCTCTCTCAAGCTTAAAAGACTTTATCTCTTGTATTAGGCGTTGTAGCTCCTCTTTAACAGGGTGGTCTCCCATCTTTATAAATCGAAGGTCTACTTCACCCCATACAGCTTCAGCGATAAACATGTAAACATCACCAGGAAGTTCATTGTCATCACAAAGGTTCACTAATGGTGCAATCTGCTCATCCAGAGACAAAGCAGTTAGATGCTGTACACCATTGTTAGTACCATCGATGAATATAGGTATGTCACAGTTGTACTCTTCTCTAGGGTGACCTCCAATGATATGCCACTCTTCTAGCTTCTGGAACTCCATAGCGGCAGCAAGGGTTGACCATGGTTTGTCAGCTTGCATCCACCCAGTGTTCTCAAGTGGTCTCTTTGCCCATCCCATGATGTCATCCATGTTGTCTACTACGTATTGTGCTCTACCGTTAAGAGGTAATTTGTCTTCTCCAATCGAGTTAGCCAAGTGTACAGCAAGCCAGAATTCACCATTGTCTCCTAAGGGGGCACTATCTCTATATCTCAGTAAACCCTTGGCATTATCTGAGCTCTGTTCGTTAAGAAACGGAGTCAAAGGGTATATACGACCTCTGAAATCACAGTTGTATCCGTGGTAGAACGTTCTATCTCCAATACGGTCACAGAGGGACTTAATGAAGTTAGCTTCCAAGAACATACCTATCCTGCTTTCTCTTCGTGTTTCTTTGTCGTGTTTAAAGGGTGATTCTTTAGGGGGCACAAATTCATTTGAGAATAGAAGTTCTCTATCGCTCCTGGCGAATAGTTCTTCGTACACTCCAAATATCCTTGGACTTATTAAGAATCCTGTTCTTTGAAGTTTGTTTAATGCATCGTATATCCTGGGGGCTGAATCAGGAGTCATCGATTTCAGTATGTGGTTAGGTGCTTTTCTTACCATGGGGGCTTTTATAACATCATGGAAAGCAGAGGTCCAATCACCAGCAGGTTCAAGTAATGGGAAATCAGGGCTGAACTCCAAATCAGAAGATTCAATCAATTCTGCCAGTAAGTCTTGGTCTACACAACGTACCTCATAGACCGTGGTGCTATCCACTACGACCTTTCCTAAATCTAGTAGCTTAAGTTTACTGTCAGGTTTATCTGTATTACAATAAGCCTCTAAAACTTTCATACCCATGAAGAGGTTGCTCTTAGTTTCTTTCTCAACGGCAGGAGCGTCCAGGTGTATCCTGACAAGCTTACCTATGCGTATTGCTACGTTTGCTACTGGCATCTCTTGCATTGCTGCTACTAGTACCTTCCCAAAAGTTAGGAGATAAATCTTCTCAGCGAGGACTTTTAGTTCTTCCTCATTGCTGAAGTGTTCAGACAACCAATTAATATAGGTTTGCCTTGAATCACTGGCAGAGCGCAATCGTTCAGATATGCTATCAATCACCAGCTGTCTTGTGGTTTCTTTCATTATATCTTTCTCCTCTACGGTTGTTCTACCTGCTTGGCGAGGCGGGATATAGTATCGCTGATAGCGCTTGATACTTTATGATGAATCCACGTTTCTACTACTGCTTTATTTAGCTCCCCTTCAACCAAGACGTATGCTTCTCCCTCGAAGTAGTCTTCAGGGTGGTGTATCATATTATCCGCTAAGAACTTGAACTCCCCTTCAACAATACAACTAATCTTGTCGTAAGCCTTCGGGTTAGCTTCATCCAACAGTCGGAGTAGATCTTTCATTTTTTCCATGTTTCTTCCTTTCAAAAAAAAAATAGTATGGTACACCCCGCCCCCTAAACCGACAAGACCATAAATTGCTGCTTTAGAGGGCACTATCGTTAGATAGCACTCACTTAGGCAACAATTTATGATCCTGAAGGCTCAGGGGGCGGGGTGTACATTTACTTTCTTTTCATTTTAGTAAAAACTAACAATTATGGTAACAAGTGCTGCTACCAGCAAGGCAGCTACAAGGCTACCCAAAATTACACCACCAACAACTGCACATACAAACATTACAATATCCATTATTTAATCCTTTTTAGCAAACTTATGACGAGCAAAGAATACTCGTTTCTTCTGGTCTTTATTTAAACCCGACCACTCAACATCAGTAAAGGGGTAAAAGGCTTTCTGTTTTAAACTCATAGATTCGAATTGTGCTACAGTCATATTACTTGTACTCCTTTTTAAATGATTCAATTGCAATACCAACAAAGTGTTTTTTGTGCAACGTGTACACAGTATCAATAAAGTTAGGTATATCTCTACCTTGTGCAAGGTCGTAACTTTGTTCTGTAATAGCTAAGAACAAACAATATTTCGATTGAAGTTCTACTGCTCTTTCAAGACCATAAACTTCAACAAGTGGATACATGTCAGACGCTGAAAGTTCTAAGCTGTTTACGATTGATAATATAGATTGGTTTTTCATAAGTATATTCCTTAAAGGTTTAGTCTAGGTTATTACGATTATTACGTCTTATTTATTCACAAGCATGTATATGTACGCCAAAGGTTTTTACTAGGGATTCACAAGTACCACGAGGGTCTTCTTTATCTAGCTGCCCCATGGCGTGTACTATATGCTCAAGGTAGCTCTTTTTACTGTAGTCCAAAGTACCGTGTTCTGTAATTACATGCTTAAAAAGTTCTGCTTCAACAGATAAAAAGTTTAGTAAGTCATCAAGGTAGTTATCTTTAACTCCTTCTTTTAAAGCTTCTGTAACCATAACTTTCGTTTCTTGCCATTCAACTTTTAATTCATCCGCAGTGTATCTTCCTTCTTCTACTTCAGCAACTAGAAAATTTGCAAAGCGAGTAAGGTCAATAATGTAGCCATTGTAGCCATCGTCCACTTCTTGCAAGTCCGCTTGTTTTACTGCATTGTCTACAGCGTTTGCAAAGTCATTAAGTTCAGCAATGTAGCTCTCATCCATTCCAAAGTCAGTAAGATCAGTAATATAAATACTTTCTGTTTGCACGGAAGGTACTTCTACTGGTTCGCTGGCTTGAACACTTCGCGTCCCAATCATAACAAGTATTAAGAGGGCTACTAGTGGAAAGATGTGTACCATTATTTTAAGCGTAAATTCAACTAAAACTAGCAGTGTGTCTGATAATAAAGATAATATAGATTTTAACATGGGGTATTCCTTAGGGTTTAGTTTAAATAGATTAAAAGGTTCTTTTTACAAGTGCTTCAAGTTTAGGTCCAAATGTTTTACCAGCTTCAATACTTACGTATAAAGAAACAGCAAGGTAAATTACAGTGTTGAAAGAAAGGTTCATAGATACAAGTTCGATTAAAGAGTTCATAGTATTTTCCTATAGGGTTTAGTGTTAATAGAGTTGGTATTAGGTTTAGAAGAAGGGGTCTTTATTTATTCTTCCATTATAGATACATCATTTTTCTCACTTTCAGGGGTAATATTTAAGCTAATCTATCTTACACAATTAGCGAAAGTATTATTTTTAAATTGAATTGTAGTAGCCCATTTTTCAGCATGTGTTCTACGTAGTCTCCATTTAACTGCTGCTGGTACAAGCGCTTTAACTTCTTTTATCGTGAATGACTTGTATAACTCTGCCATGTCCTCGTTGTTCTGACGTGCTGTCATTATGTGACCAGCCATATTGGCTAACAAGTGGCAACCTTGAACCTTTAGATCTCTAAGCTGTTCAGTGCTTGCCTGTGCGGTGCTTGTTAATACTAGTGTAGATGCTAATAATATCATTGCTAATTTCATTTTTATTTACCTTTAGTTAAGTTGTCTGCGATTACTGATTCGTAGTGAGCTACTACCTCGTCCTCTCTGCGGTAAGCTTCGATTTCATGGGGTTGCTCTAGGTAGGGTAGAGAGAAGTCAAAGTCGTCTCCCCGTAGATACTGCATGACATGAATTAACTCATGACCTACCATACGTTTAAAGTTGTCTTCTGTTTCTTCTAGTTTAGGGTCATACGATACTTCAAAGAAATGGATTCCCAACTGAGAACCCAAATACTCTAAGTACGCGGATTCTGAGGGTACTTCCCCCTCTTTAGTTTCAAAGTTAACAATTACAAAGCCAACATCGGGTAATTCCCGTGCAACATATTGTAACATGATATCCTTCATTTCTTCTATTTCATCTTTAGTAAACACGGGTTTCTCCTCAGCCATTACTGACGTCCCAGCTTTCAACTAATTTTGATTGAAGCCTCTTTTCTTCTTTACGTTGTAGTCTACGAGCCTTTGCTTCTCTCGCTATTTTAAATTTCCGTTTCTGTATTGTATCTCTGTGAAGCCATGCGAACATAAATTTCTCCTAATTAAACTTACGGGTGTTTGCATTACCATTTTTTATATAACGTTGGTGTTCTCTCCTGGTTGGCCAAGTGAGAAGCAAGTAGCCCGTGTGTAGCACATTAACTACAACAATACCACCTAACCAAAATATAAGAACAACTGATGCCATGTATACGATGAAAAGTCCTATTGTAGTAATTAACATAAATTTCTCCTGGGTTTATTTACAAAATGTATAAAGCTGTTTTTCAAGTTTAAAGGCTTCTATTTCATGCTTGCGATCATGATACGCTGGTTCCGTATCAAAAGTGTCTCCACGTAGATGCTGCATGATATGAACCATTTCGTGAGCAATAGTTAACTTTGCATCTCTGTGGCCTGTGATGAGTCTCTTATTTAGAACAAGGGCACTTGTGTTCTCATCGTTAGTAGTAGCGAAGTATCCATATACATTACGTAATCTCTCGTCCTTCATCCATACTCTGTGGTCTGTATCTTGTAGTCCTAGAGCGGTAGCTACCTGTGCAGCACATTCAACATGCTTAGTTGAACCGATGAACTCAAGCGCATTAACGTTAAAAGTAAACATAGCAGTAATAATGATAGCAATAAAAGTTTTCATAGTAGTTCCTTAGGGTTTAGTTTAATAGGGTTACGAGGTTAAATAAAAAGGACCCTTAAGCTATAATAGCATCAAGGGCGTTGTAGTAAAATTCGCGGAGTTGAACATCATTTTCGATAACAAGCTCGACGCCGTTACCTACTGATTTGTTGTAATTGTTTTCCTTGTTGATCATGCGTGGCTCAACTTTTTGAAAGTCTGCATCAAATTCAATCTCAAGTATTGTACTTCCGTAGTTGTTAGCAACTGCTTTTGAAGGGGTTAAGTGGAAAGGTAAACGAATTGTACCTTTTTCTATAGCTGCAATTACTGTCGCAGGGTTGTCAGTTCCGTGGTAATAAATGGTCATAGTGTCATCCCTCTAGTTTAATTAGTTTAGTAACAATTAGTTTGTTAGCGAACCACAGTTCCTCTATCCGAGCAGCAACATCCTCTCTGTTGTTGTTCTTAAGTAAGAGTTTAATTTCGGTACTGTTGATATCAGACAGCAGGTGTAGCTTAGCGATATAATCTTTTTGAATAGCAGTAGTAGTGGCGCATATAGAATAGTACATAGTGATCCCTTAGGGTTTAGGTTAAATAGATTAAGTATAGAAGGGTCTTTTAATTCTTCCATTATAGATACATCATTTTTCTCACTTTTTTGGCCCCTTTTTGGCCCCTTTTTAATAAAAATAACCCCCAAAACCGTGAGGTCTTGAGGGTAAATTTTATTCATGTGTAGCGTGGTATTGCTATTTGTTTACAATTCGCATTACACGAGTACGATCGTCAATCCGACCACCAGAGGTAGTGACTCTACAAGTGATAGAGTAATTAGATTTCAATTTTCCAGCTGTCATCCAAACTACAACCTGATCTGCCAACAGCGCAGATTCATCTACAACCAGTTGGTCAATGTCAGTCTGGGGTGTTACGAGCACCTCATAGCTAATAATCGAGTCACCATCAGGTACCCAATCAGACCAGTCAAATACATAGTCTAATCTAGCCTGGGGGTCCTTAGTCCAAGTTTCCGTAGTTGCCATCTTATCCCCTACGCAGCGGTCTCGCCAGTTAGTGAGAAGGTACAGCTATCAGTTGCCGCAGCAACAGTAGTGTTAATTACAGTACGGCGTATCCAGATTGCTTGGAAGTCACCCGCATTAGTGTTACCAGCGAAAGTAAGGTCAGCTGAGAAAGCCTGAGCGCCTCCGCCAATTGTAACCCAAACTGCGCCTGCTGGTGCTGTATCTTCGTTTGCAATAGTCCCAGCGGTAACATTAACTGCATCTTGGATAGAGAAGTGAATTGAAGTATCAGGGTCAGTAGCATCAGTAATCAATGCTAATGCTGGACTGATGAGGTCATTCTCTTCAGCACCTGTACCGAAGCTTTTATTTTGTACATATATACAACGATACTCCGTGTCACCAGCAGTAGATTCAGCAGAACTGATTTGGTCAAAAAGACCATTAAGGCCAGCCGTTAATTCAGTAGCAGTAATAGCGCCACCGAGTGAATTGATTGCTGAGACTGAGTTAGTAGATTCGAAAAATTTGATGTTAGCTGTATTGATAGCCATTTGGTAATTCCTTGTTTAATTTTGTTGAGAGTATTCTCATTGAGTTGTTTATTCAGTAACTAAGAAACTTCTGTCTTCTGATTCGACAGTCATAGTTCTGATTGAGGGTGCGGTGATGTTAATGACTTGTATACGTTTGTTCCAATTTAATGTTACTGACTTACTCACTAGGCCATCATCGAGTTTGTCCCAATTGAAAACCACACTGATAGTTGTGATCGGTTTATTTTTATTCCAATCCAATACTATAGATTTACTTACTGGGGAATTTGCTGCGAGCTTATTCCAATCTAATGCAGTCTGCTTAGAAACTGATACGAGCTTATTCCAATCTAATACTATAGATTCACTTACTGGGGAATTTGTTGCGATCTTATTCCAATCTAATGTAGTCTGCTTGGAAACTGATTTTAGCTTATTCCAATCTAATGTAGTCTGCTTGGAAACTGATTTTAGCTTATTCCAATCTAATACTATAGATTTACTTACTGGGGAATTTGCTGCGATCTTATTCCAATCTAATGTAGTCTGCTTGGAAACTGATTTTAGCTTATTCCAATCTAATGTAGTCTGCTTGGAAACCGATTCGCGCTTATCCCAGTCTAATGTAGTCTGCTTAGAAACTGATTCGAGCTTATTCCACTCAACCAGTAACGGTTTAGATAATGGGGTAGTGGCTACAGACCAATTATTCAACCCTCCCCATACATTTAAAGACATTACTCAGTAACTCCTATGTAGGCCATCCCAGTAACAGGTGCATTGCTACCCTCAATAAGTGTCCAAGTTTCCGTGCCTGTATTTACTGTTAATATGGTTGAGCTACTACCACCTGAAAATGTTAATGACTTGGTTTCTATTAGCAGCTTTGTTGTGTTGTTGTATGTGTCAGCAGTGTATGAACCGTCTGGCGTTCCTGTGCTTAATAGGTTTAATGTAGACACAGCAGCAGCTAAAGGGAATGCCGCCAATCTTATATCCCTAGCTGCGATAGCATCCGCTTCTAATATAACATGGATATCATCATTGGCTGCGTTTGTGGTGCTTGATATATCAATTACCTGCAAATCACCACCATCAAAGACAAATGCATTGCCAGATATAACCGTATCAAAAACACCTCTAACATTATTTAGGCTCGCAATAGGTATAGAGGAATTACTCCCGTTTGATGGAAAGTAAGTTAAATAGTGATTAGTCCCGAAGTCTGTATTTAAGTCCGTCAACATACCAGTTAAATCGCTCTCAAATGTGACTATATTTGTTTCCTGTATAGCGTCTGACTCACCACCAATAGATGCTGTAAATTCCAAGCCACCACAGTCATCATGGAATGCTTGTATCTTTGTGTAATTTGCCCCCCCTTTTTTCCAGAGACTTATCCTAGTGCCACCCACAGCTACGTTAGCAAAGCAAATCGGTATTCCTTGGTCTGAATATGACTGCGCCATTCTTGCAGCAATAGAGCCATCCATTACACCCTCTGTTCTCATTGGGTCGGCTAAAACTGAAAATACACCACCCTTATACATTGACGGTGTCGGGTTATTGCCAGTAACGGTTGGTGTAAATAAATTTTCTACCCTGCCAGCCTCGTTTGATTGCCACCAGAAAGCAACACAAGCCGCCGCTTTCAATCTTAATTTTGTATCTGTTTGAGCTGGTGCGTTACTAAGCCTTACACTTAAGTCGACCTCGCCATTAATAACAACATTACCTGTAAATGTTGTTGTTGGGCTTGCATCTAATGTTAACCACGTAGAGCCATTGATAGTGTATTCTACGGCTGTAGCGCCAGTAACAGTACCAGCAACAGTAAATGTAGCGTTACCACTTCCATCTCGCTGTCTACACTGGTCGTTACTTAATGATGTTATTGATATTGATTCATCTAGTGCTGTAAATCCGCCAGAAGTAAAACCAGAAAGTGTACCATTTTGGGCTGATGTGGTGTCAACAAGTGTAGTGCCTACTCCATCCATATTATAAGTACGTGTTGCGTTATTATCGCCAGACATAGTTAATATGCCACTCATTAACCCCTCATATGGTAATGCACCGCCGTTATATGTACCTAAAACGTTGAGTATTACAGTACCAGTTTCTTCTACCGTACCAGCCACTCCATCAACTGTAAAGGTAACAGTGGTTCCAATTCTTTTCCATTCCCAGATTACCGTATCACCAGTAGTATAACTACCAACTAATATATCAGAACCGTTAGTTTTTGCTCCCAGATTACCAGCAGAGCGGCCAACAGCCAACCATGAAAGCGGGCCATTTATGTCTCCTAAAAATACCTGTATGGCACTATCCTTGTACTCTGTGGTTCCTGAGATTAAAAAGTCGCCTGTCTCGGACCACTCAGGGATGGTTACGAGACCACCGCCATCAAATTGTAAAGCCATTGTTCATTTCCCCTTTTTTGTTTATGTTAAGTGATGTCATTTCACCACCCTCTTTGTTTTTTCTCATATTAATTTCCTTATCTTTCTCTTACTTGCCAGTTTGAATCCAGCTCCAGTGTACAATCCCCTGTCCCACTCTCGTTAGACACTTCCCAAAATACATACTCATTTTGGTTTAGTATTGCTGATGTAGTACCTGTGTAGAATGCTACATCACGGCCACCTGAGAGATTGTTTATAGGACGCGTATAAGAGCGCACTATTGTCGGTGTGCCGCCCGAGACCTTAACTAGGGATATTTTGTAGTCGTTGTTTGCTGTACCTTCTAATACAAAGTTGTGTAAACAAATGTACTCAATTGGTTTTATACCAATGTGTCTAAGCTGGCCGTTAGCCGGGCTGTCAAAGTGCTGCAAATCAGAGGCCCCGAAAGTACCTGCTATTGGTAGAGGTGCATTCTGTGTTACTATCTCAGTTAATACTTCTAAATCGCACTGTGTACTACCACCAACGAATGTATTTGATATACCGAGGTTGTTAGTCCAATCACATGCTAGATTTGAAGCTAGTAGGTTGCTGAATATATTTACATCATTTGCATCAAATACACCATCACGGCTAAACAATGCTCCTTGAATCTGCACTGTTGAGGGGTTAGGGAACATAGCTGTTGTGAAGTCGCAGAACGGTTGTAATGTCCCTAAGTCACAGTTAATGTCTGTTAAGAATCTAGAGTTCATTTGAAATGCAGTACCAGCTTTAAACAGTGGTTCTGTAGTTGTATCACTCATAGACCTGACGATAGATGTTGTTATTCTAAAACCACCTACCCATGTACCATGTAGGGTCAACGATGGTGAACCTCCGAATCTACCAGTACCAGTTTCAAGACCCTGTCTGTAGTTATAGATGTCACCTAATGAAGTACAACCATTATAATTGACACGTGAGAATTCAAACGCGTTGAAGCCTGTTGCATCTGTTAGGTCATACACTTTAGAGTTTGTACCTGATGTTGTTATACTGTAATCTTGCCCTAATACATTCCCAGAACCACCTACCGGAGACACAAACATGGTGTAGTTATCTTCACTAGATATTAGTTGAGAGATATCAAAGCTACCACCGCGTAAGTTCAATCCAGTTGAAGGTACTTCTATTGTCTGTGTACCCATATCGATAATACCATCTATGTAATACTCTATGGTACTGTCCAGTATGCCTGCTAAATCACTAGCTTTCGTTACTACTGTACGAGTGGCTAATGTTTGTCCGTTTTGCCCCGCCTGGCTGGGTATCATCCCAGGGGAGTTGTAAGTTAAAGACATTACATAACTCCTATATTAAGTTCTTTAAATTTGTTAGACACAGATGTATCCTCGTTGGTTTAGCTTCCTTTCACTGTATTGTACAACTCCTAGTTGTTAAATAATTTCGTAGTTAGCAGGTTCTAGTACATATGACACATAGCCGTACGTATCAGGAACACTTAAAGTTAAGAGGTCAGCTGTAGTTTTTGGTATTTTAAAACCACCAGCAACATCACCGATGTCTACCTGTAAAGCTATTGGCGGTGCAAATGTACCATACGTCACATTGAGTAGTGGAGCTACCGAAGCATACCACACAAGCCCTGCGTCACCTGTATCAAAAGTAGATTCTACTGATACTAAATACTTAGCTGTTTTAAGATAACCAATGTTACCACTAACGTTTGTGTTGACTATGATAGTTAAGTTATACAGACCTGCCTTGTTAAAAGGTATCTGCATTTTCTGAACACCACCACCAGTTACCCAAGGAAACGGTCTACGTACTTTTGAATACGTTACGTTTGGTAAGTAATTTTGTGGTGTAGGTGTGTTTGGGTCTATTTCAGTGTACTCATATAATGGCGCACTAAGTGACTTATTATCAAAATTATCTACCCTAATTGTTGTACTAGGATTAGAGTTTGTTACACCTATCAAAGCCTGTGTTGAGGCCTGTGCTCCTCCGTCAATATGACCTTCGAAGAAACCCCCAGCGATTGTAAACTCTGTTGGTAACGTACCATCAATTACTGCTAATGCTCGTTCCCATACAAATTCACTAGGTTCATGGAGTACATCAGTTTCAAGCTTGTCTATGGTTACAGAAGCATTTTTTACGTAAAAACCTTTCGATGTAGTACCCTGGCTTAACTCTGCTATTGCTTGTTGTTTAATAGAAATCGTACCGATCTTAAGTTTGTTACCTGCCCCAGTTACTATACCAGCCCAACCATCATAGTTATTCGCATCGATTCTACCAATGCTAACATCAGATGATATACCTGCAATATCTATAATTGCTAGAAACGATGCCATAGTACCCTGTGTCTTAGATACTAATCTGTCAATCCTAAAGTTAGTAGGAGCCGCAGTACCTGCAACGGTTAGCGGAGCATACTTAGTAAAGTTACTTTGGTAAAGCCCAATATCTATGTTATCAGGTGCGCCTGAAACGTATAACCCAAAGTTAACATCAAAAGTGTATATCTCACTTAACATTATATTAACACAGTCTCCGAAGTCAATAGCTTTAAGAGTACCAGAGTCAAAAATTATTTTACTAATTTGACCATCTGCTGCCCCATCACCAAGTCGCAACCCTACCGATGCAGCTAACCATAGATCACTTAGCACGAATCCTGGGACTCCAGATACTTCAACCGCTATATTAGAGTTCTGTGGTACAACAACCATGCTCTTTAGCAATGGTGCAGGGTCCCTTACATAAATTCCTTTAGTTGGGAATGCAGTTAAATCCGTAGTATTACTAAAATCTTCTAATTCATACTGGGCCCAACCTTCTGTACCAAGTAAGTAGTCAATTAAACATTTTCCTATAGATACGGCAGGTATGACATTAGCGTTGGCACCACCACCACCCAATTGTGGAAACTCTGATGTGCTGTTTAGAATAAGAACCTTACTGGCTCCTTGTTCATCTCCAAAGCTAGTCATACCTTTTGGCACTGTGTAACCACTTGAAAGGTTATACTCTCCAGACTCAACCTTAGTTGCCCAAGTAAGCGTCTTAGCCACATATCCAACTGAGTTGGTGTATACGGTCGTATCGTTTACCCAACCACCTGGGTCATCTCTGTTACCATAGAAGTTCTTTAAAACGACTCCTTGGTTCAGTAAAGTTGAAGGATCATACGATAGACGCCTAGCATCCCATTCTGAACGTAAAGATAAATGAGCTGCTCTAAATGCGCGAGTATTGTCTGCCGCCACACCTGTACCGTCAAAAGGAATAGCTCCAGTATAGTCGTAAGGGATTGCACCACACTGTTGTACACCTATTACTCCGTTAGTTGGGAGTAGCATAGCTATCTTTCCACCAATTAGGTCATGGTCTCTCCAACCATCTCCAACAGACAGACCTGAGTATAGTTCGTATTCGGCGGGTTCTAATATGAGATACGAAGAACCTCCATAAGGTTTGCTGTTGTAGTATGCAGCAGTAGTCACCACTTTATTAACTAGTTCTGCTGCGTTGGTTATAGCTAGTAGTGCTGCTACTGATTCAAGCTCTAGTGAAGAACTTTGCAATGCTGCTCCTGCTTGCCCTGCCTGAGAAGGTATCATACCAGGGGAGTTATAGGTTAAAGACATTAAGCAACCCCTATATCGAGATACCACAAACAACAGCGAGACCGCTAGTGTTCGTAACATTTACTTTAAATTCAACAGCAGTAACTACTTCTTGTATTACACTAACACCTGTAGCAGTTAGTACATCTATAAAATCCATAGAGGCATCAATACGTGCTTGTAACACAACGATATCTCCTGTATTAACCTTGGCTTGAAAAACACAGGTACGATTGTTTATACTGTCTCGTTGAACAGGGGAGCTAGAATAAGAGGTAGTGTTTACCTCCGCATAGAATTCTTTAAATTTGTTAGACATAAATGTCTCCTTGTTAGTGGGTATCTAGATTGTTGGAAGGGCTGGCCAGATTACGTCATCTAGTCGCGCTGTTGATGTAGCTATAGTAGAAGGTAAATCCCTTAGCTGTTGTCTATAAACTGCTGCTTCCTGCTGTTGTATCGATGAAAGGGGAGAGTCCGGGAGTATCATCCAGTCTGTCTCTAAGAGCTTGAAATCTCTCGTCACTCTCACCTCTGCTAAGAATGCATCAGTATCCCAACTCCAACCGTGAGGTTCTAAAGTTGTGTCCCAGAATGACCAAGGGTTAGGAGGGAAAGGTACCTGCTTCCACCAATCAGTTTCGTCACTCCATATATAGGTTCTTAGGAATTCTGAGATGTCAGCTGCTTCTTCTAAGCTGTATACTCTGTGGATAGTCAAGCCGTCTACTTGTGTACCGTCTTCTCCATAACTTCCTGAGTCAACTTGTGTTATTTGTATTACGCCTGAATCATCATGTAATGCTATTAAAGGTATCATATTTTTATCCTGTTAATTATTTATGTTTAAAAAGGTTTACCACGTATCAGGTATTCGCTAGCGTATCGTGTATAAGTACCAAGAACGCTTTGCTGCCCAAAGTGAGAGATACCAACACCTGAGAAAGTATTAGGCGAAGGTCCTGCTGCATTGTAACTTCCTGTGGTGTTAGAAAAAACCATACCTATACTACCGAGGGCACCACCTCCTGATACCATGCCAAATCCTGCCGCAGGGTACCACTCATCATTATTTATTGTACCGAAAGTGCTAGTGTGGGTAAAACGAGTAGTCCACATGTTATCCACTTGTATTTGATTTGCCGAAACAAAAGATCTACTATCAAAAGTCTTGATGGTATAAGCTCCTGACACAGTGTAGGCCTGTAAACCATAGTCTCCTGTAGGAGAATCATTAGTCATAGGCCGAACTACTACGTAGTCTACAGTTGTGGGTGTAGTACCGAGGTATCCAACAATGTGAAACTGGAGCTTATAACGTAGAGGACTGGTGGTCCACGTAAAAGACCTCCCTGTAACTTGAAACATTACGCCCGAGGAAACTGTACCTGTGGGTCTAAAGAGCACTACGTCTCCTGGTTCATATATAACACCTGCGGCACCGTCAGTAGGGGTATAAGTATTCACGCTAGCAACTGTACCTGACTGTACTGTACATACTCCTTGATAATATTCAGTACTATCAAAGAGTTTAGCACCTGTTGTTCCTGAAAATGTTTGTATTCCAAATCCCATAATTACCTCGTAAATGCTACATAAAAGAACACTTGACTACTAGTTGCCGTATTCTTGATTTTAAAACCGTCAGTGATCCTGTTTAGTATCTCATAGTTATCAACAACAGGGGAAGTTAGACTAGGGGTAGGTGCCTCATATACGTATATGTAGTCCACTGCTACTGCAATAATGTTTGCAGAAGTAACCCCTGCTGCCAATGAAACTTCACCGCTGGCGGTCACTTTTAAAAAGTCATCCATAACAGAGCTATCGAAGGCTAAGTAACCACCAGCATCGAAGCATTGTAAACCGTATGCCATTCTTGTATCCTCCTATTGTGTAATCTGTTTTCTTCTTTTAAACCTTTCATGTGAGCTAATAGAACTCTCATCCATTTTATAAAACCTACACCATCCCCAGCATAGCTTGTTGCAACTGCAACCCCTGAGATTCTACCATCATACATGTAAGTAGGACGGGATTCATCATGGTATACTAATGTAAGAACTTCTCTTTCGTGTAAATCTTTTAATTCTAAGTACTGGAAAGTGTCTTCTCCAACTATGAGGTCTTTGTTATACCTCACTTGTAAGGTTTTCTTTGACATGAAAACAACACGAGCGGCGAGTTCGTCTATGCCCATTCCATACTCTAATAAACTAATATACTCTTTAAAATCTGGCTTAGCCTCAGCCAAATTATCGTGCCCTAAGAGGCCTCCTTTCTTTAGAATAGACCAGTCTACTACCGTGGCAGCAATTGCTGTTTTCATAGGAAGGGTATCAGGGTCTAAGTGCTGTCTACTAGAGTCTACAAGAAGAGAACGTGTTACCAAGTTATCGGGCCAGGAAACAGTTATAGCTCTACTCAAGACTACTGCATCTGGTGGACTGTCGGAGGCGGCTAGCTCTTTATAGAATTTTACACCTCTATTTGTTAGATAGTCATCACCATCAATTAGTACCGAGTAGTCATTCTCATCCTTCTCAAATTGATCTAGGAAAGAGTTTTTACCAGTAGCTGCGGTACCATCACTGTCTGTTATGAAACAGCGAATACCTTCTTCTTCACAATAAGCTTCTGCGGCAGCTTGGTGCTCTTTATCTAGGGTATTTATTATTACTGTAGTGTCTTCTTTATCTAAAGTTCTAAACTGCCTCTTTAGAGCATATATGTTGTGACTTGTTAATACATAGAATATTCTAGCCTGCATAGTATTCACCTTCTCCTTGATAACGGGCAGACCATACAACTAAGCCATATTTAGTCCCTGATTTCATAGGGAGGCTTTCGTGAGGGTGAGTCACCTGGGCGGGCCACATTATAAGTTCGCCTGCTGCGTGATTACCGTTGTTCATTTTCTGGCGTGGGAAGTTTAATTCACCACCTTCGAAGTCAGCATTTAGCTTACAAGCAAAGCTCACTTGGGACATATCGTGGTGCAGGGGTAAAGAGGTCTGCGACTCGCTTGAGTATTTAATTACAAAACAATCTCGCAACCCATGCATCTTCAAACACGGCCAATTATTTTGTGCTATTGGGGTTAATGTGTCGTTGAATAGTGCTCTGAACTCTTGTATAAAGCTTTGATCCTTTAATTGATTCAATCGAATCTCTTGGCCAGGGTACTGATCTCCTGGGAGCGATTCCCAGTTACCATCAGCTTCACAAGCGTCAATCAATCGTCTACACCAAGCCTCAGGGATTAACCCGTTGATACCTAGTATCTCTTGGCCCACCGTAAGTTGCTTGTATTCAGGATGGCGAGTGTCTCTTAAAAGACCATTGGTAGTAGTATACAAATCTTCGAATATCTGTTTAGTCTCTTCACCACCGTTACCATGTATTACACAAGTGGTACAACGGTTCTCTGAGTTTATGATCCAACCACTGTCTAAGCGAATAGAGTTTTCCGATGCGGATAAGCAAAAGAAAATGTAGCTCTCGTGATCTAGTACAGCGTTATACATTCCTGTTACGAATTGTTTTTGTACGTATAACTGATCATCCTCGTGGTTCTCTATAGGTGCTGAGAACATTTTACGTAGTTCTCTTACTGTACCAATAAACGTACCACTGTTTAAAAACCTGTAACCGTTATTCGGTTGTGGAAAATGTACTTCCATTGAGGTATCTGGCCAGCAAAGTTTCTCTGCGGAGAACACAATCTCCTTACCAAAGCTATAGTACCTTTCCATTATAACATCTTCATCAACATTTATGAATGTGTCATATCCATCTAGAAACATAACAACATCGTTGTCATTAAGGGTCTCTAAATGCTTTTTAATTAGATTAATTTTCTGACCACCGCCTGGGCCAAGTGCCATGTTGCCACCTTCCCACTTAACACCCGCACCTAAGTTAGTGATGTTATAGCGTTTGTCGTCTGTTAGTTTACGAGTTTTGCTCTCGTCTGTTCCTACTGTTATTACATGTAGCATGTGATCTTCCCATATATCTGTTAATGATTCAGTTTCGCTCGTATCAAAAGCGCCCGGCTCAGGGTCAATAATGTTGTCCCTGAATGCCGCTGCTTTAAAGTATAGTTTTTGATTTAGTGCTTCCCACCTATGTTGATCTAGTATCGCGGGGAGTACTTCATCCGCAGGAATAAGGGGGTTATTCTTGCAGTAGTCTAGTAACGCCTTTGCTACCTTTGGTTTTATATAGTAAGCGTTAGTCCAGTAGCAAAAGCCACCTGTTTCAAGAAGAGCATCTAGCTGTACAGCCTCTCCTGAAACATGATTCTTACTCAAGTATAGAAAATCGTAAGTATCAGAGTAACCCTGCACAAGCGCCTGGTAGTCTCTGTTATTAATTACACAATCGTCTTCTAACACTATAATACCTTCGTTTGCTGCTACACAAATCTCCCAAATTTTAATATGAGATAAGATACACCCTACTTCACCTTTAGTCATACGCCGATTGTGATAAGGATCTCTCCAATAACGATCTGACGTATAGGGCATTATAGAAGAGGGAGTGTGTTCCTTACCATCAACCGCTGGAATACGGTAGGCGTTAGGGAAGAGCTTTTCCGTTTTAGCCCGTTTGTCCTTACACCGATCGAGGTTAATAAAAAACTCTTTTATCGACATTGTGGACCCTCTTCTAACTGTAGATTCTTTCTCATATCATTATTCCTTATATTTAGTTTAAATTATTAGGCCAGGTTGCCTATCTTAACACGGATGACTCCTGTGCCATCTCTGATTTCAATACGGTTACTAGCACCATTCATATTTATAGAGTTATTACCAGTACCATTAGATACGGTGCTTAGCTTAACCCAAGTACCCACATCATTGTACACCCACATCTGGTCTGTTTGTATGTGCCAGTAGATATCGTATTCTTGTACAGGGGAGCCCTTAATAGCAAGGATCATCGCAGCGGCTTCTGTAGGGTTAGCTATTGATGCACCTGTATCGATAGCAACAGTAGCGCCGGAATCTCCAGTGTCCCCTGTAGCACCTATGACCCCCTGAGGGCCAGTTGGTCCTTTAAGACCTTTAACACCTTGTGGACCTTGGAGACCTTGAAGACCTTGAAGACCTT